GCGAATCACATAGTCCATTTAGATTGTGTGCTATGATACTATGTAAAACATCTCCCATACATATATTGTCGATACACCATTCACAATATAAATATTGCACATCACAATAATCATTTCTATTTACCAAGTCATAATTATCCTGGTTAATTGTGTTCCAACTTATTTGTATGTCTAAATAATCCATTATTCTTCCTCTGCTTTTAGTTGTTTTGTATATACTTCACTTCCACAAGTGTTACAAGTAAACTCACTTTGATACTCTGCTTTGCTACTCATCTTGATAGCTATACATGTAGTACACCATGCTTGTTTAAACACTTCCTATTCTTCTTCTCTTGTATCTTCTACATTAAATTTAATTGTTATGTGTGTGTCTTTGTCCTCTACAAACTCCCAGTCTGTATGTCCAAATAATCTCTCACAACAATAATCTAATTCTTCTGTATCTATTCCTGGCATTATTCCTCCTCTTGTGTTTCATTCATAAATTTTCCATTTTCTAGAAAATATTTCATATCTTCCATTATGTGTTGTACTGTTTCTAATCTTGTGATTACATTGATGCTGTCATCTTGTCCACCACTACTCCAATTAGCAACCCATTCTCCAGACCCACCAAAGTTGCTTAGTGTTTTATCTCTACTAAGTGTGAAAATATCTCTACCCCACCAACCTTTAGCTGTATAGCTAACTCTTATGTGGTAAGGTGTTTCGCTATATGTCCTTTGAATAACCTGTTTGGTTATATGGATATTCATAGTTTCTCTTTTAGGTGTCGCTAAAATAACCTTATCGTATATATCTTCCATTATTATTCTTCTCCTTTATTCTGTATCGTATATGCTACCTAAGTTATATTTGCTTAGGTATGTGCGTATTTTATTATCGTTATTCCAATTCCAATCAACATAGATACCATGCTTATTTAGAATCTGAATTAACTCCTTATAGTTTTTGTGGCTTGTGCCTCTATGTTGTAAATAAATTGACTCACCTCTATGCGATTCTTGTTTATAGTCATCTCTTCTATTATCTTCATAGTTATTTCTATAATCGTTTAAGTCCTGGTCATTGAATGTAATAGCGTTTTCTCTATCATCAAATTGTGGACTACCGAAGATACAACTACTACAACATGAATATGACACCTCTCCTGGAGTTAAGGCAGTCCATTCAGTTGTTGTATTAAGCTCATCAAATGCCTTATGTATGGCAGTCAATAAGTGTTTTATTCTTTTGTTTTTAGTTTCATCAATCTTATTAATTACTAAATTGCTTCTATTATCTTTTATAATATTAACCATTTTTTACCTCCACTAATCTAATTAATCTATATGGCTCATCATTATTTATTATTTCGTTTTCTATTGTTTGCTTCAGTTGTTTTAAATTCAGCGTGTCGCTCTCTATCTCTTTATTAAAAGAATGTTGAGTAAACCACGCTTCTGTGAATCTAAAAGTCGCTATATATTTCATTTATCTCCTTTGTTTGTATTGAGTCTAAGACTCCTAGAGGACTCCAGTTAAAAAGTCCTCCTAGAGTGTTAGCCTTTATGGATTAGTGAGCTGTCCCAATTGCTATATAAATAGTTTGAGTTACTTCCTCCATTCGCACCACCTCTTACATCTACAGAATCGATATCAGCTCTTTTATAGAATCCACCTAAGTCAAATTCTCCTATTGCACAAAATGAATATAGCTCTTTAACTTTTGCCTGGTGTTTTCTTGTAGTCATGGAATAAAATTCATTACATAGAATTACTTTAGTTTCATTGATAAAACTACCATTTTCTACATCTACCACATAAGCGATAGGAGTACTATAAGACACAATTAAATCGTATCTAGTGCCTTCTACTCTTCTTAATGTACCAGTACTGTTTAACTTACTAACTGCCTGGACTTCGTTAGCTTCTGGCTTCGTAGTCTTTGGCTCTTTGTATATAGTTTTCATTTGTTTCTTCTCCTTATATTGTTTGTAATATCCACATTACTACACTCTAGTTTTATGTGTAATAAAATTATTATTTTTTTCCTTTGTTATGCTCTAGCTCTGTCGTATGTTTTGCCTGTGATTGTATCACCTGGCTCATAGCTGATTAATTTTCTACCTGCTTCTAATCTGTCAAAAGAAGCCACTACTTTGTAAACAGTCTGTCTGAATCCTATTAGTCCAGGACTAGAGTCCACTCCTGTAGTTTTTTCTTTAGTTACATAACCTGCACGAGTCATGCACTTCATACAATCCACACCAATAGATTCAGCTGACTTCTTAGATACGAAGCCTCGTACATTCTTAGCACCACAAAATAAATCCTGGCTAAACCAATCCAGCTCAACTGATTCATCTAAGTAGTGTGTTACTCCTGTCTTAGCGTTGAATATCTTCATGTATTTCTTCTCCTCTGTTTTGTATACTCCAGCTTACACTATCCAGGTTTATAGTTGTGTATTTCTTTAATATTTTTTTACCACTCTTCTGAATGTTTAAACAACGCATCCCCTCTTTGTATTTGTTTAAAAAATGTACTCATACTGAAACAATTTACTACCACTATATATAGTATGACTATATATTGTAGCTATAACAACACATACTATATGTTGTACCACTATATATAGTAGGTTATTAAAGGGGTAGGGTTTAATGTGACCCCCTGTGTTGTGTTGTGTGTAACCTGAAAAGATATGCTGTTAAAGGGGTACTAGATATTGTGGTACTAGATGTAGTGGGGTACTTAATTAAAGAGTAGTTTACAATAATAAGGGATAGTTACTGTAACATTCTAAGTGAGTATATATAATCACTTAGAAGATAAGAGTTGAGTGGTTCTAACCCTGTGCCACTCCCAACCCAACCGAGTGCTAAATCTATTTAGTAGCAAAAAACAATATGTGGAGTAATAGGCTATTACCCTAGTTACCATGGTCCTGCTAGTCCACTTAGATTAGTTTGTATAATCTGGAATCCTTTTCTAAAAGCAGGAAGGACTCCTTGCTTGTTTCTCTACTATATCATACTTTAAAATAAAGTGGTATTATTTTTATGGGAGTGTCAATAGTTGGAGTTTCCTCCTTTCGCCAACGCCCTGTCTGGCACTCCCTAAATTTCTATTTGCATAAATTACAGATGTGATATACTACTTGTATAACCTTATCGGTTATTCATAAGTGGGATTAACCTCCTTCCTTTGTTTGTATAGTATGACCCTCTGGCAACAGAGGGTTTGCTATAGTTACACTATGGATATATTTGTACAAGACTGCGACATTTGTTGGCATCCTTACTGGCAAGATGAGTTAGTAGAAGGATTGTGTGCAGGATGCCAGGAACACAAAGAAGAAGAATAAAAAAAAATTTTTTTTGCACATAGTGCAAGAGCAATACTATAGTGATTACACCTAGAAAAGTTCTAGGGATTGTATAGGGGTATACAATATAATATGAATAGAAAGAAGGCTAAACATCACGAGACAGTTCACAGGATTGTTATAGATGGATAAGGTTGACTTTGATTCGTATTCTTTCATAAAACAGTAAATGGACAGACTGTATAGTGACAAGACCCTGCTTCGGCAGGGTTTTGTGTTATAGTAGAAGGAAGCAATATAGGAGTATAAAATGCCTATTAACAAATATGGTAAGAAAAAATCTTACGCCAAAAAAAATGGTAAGAAAAAATCAAAGAAGATGTAATGGCACTGTACCAAGGTAAGTCAGTTAAGTTAGATAGTCCTTCTAGGATTAAAAAAGGTGAACCTGGGTATGGTCGTAAAAAATTTAAAGTCTATGTGAAGGATGGAGATAAAGTTAAGAAGGTTATGTTTGGAGACCCAAATATGGAAATCAGAAAAGATAACAAAGAAGCTAGAGCTTCATTCAGAGCAAGACACAAATGTGATACAGCGAAAGACAAGACTACACCTAGGTACTGGTCTTGCAAAATGTGGTAAAATAGCAAAATAATTTTGAAAGTAAATTGTCCTAGTTGTAAAAAAACATTATCTATTATTGATGGTAATGTAGCTTGTAAGAATAAAAAATGTAGAAATTATGACAAATAAAAAAATATGTTACGCAGCAGGTTGTTTGAGACCACTACCTCCAAGGTCAAGTAAATTTTGTAGCACACGCTGTAGAAATAGAATTGCACAACAAAAAAAAAGAGCTAAAGCTAAGGGTATAGAGTGGAAGCAAGTAGATGATGTTGTTAATATACCAAGTCAAAATAATGTACAACAACGCAGAGGTAAAGTTTATACAGACTTAAAAGAATCAGGATATGGACAACAGATATTAGAAAAAAAAGTAACTATGTCAGAAGTTGCTAAAGTTCTTGATACATCAGTTGCCTCTGTATCAATGGCATACAATGCGTGGGTAGAAGATACAGAAACAGAGATTAAACAAAAAACCTGGGAAGTACCACAAGTCGCAAAAAAAACATTAGAAGATTTTAAAGATTTTAGAGATAGATATTTTGAAACAGAACAAGGTGTACCATTTGAAACACCAGAGTTTCACATTAAGTGGATAGAGTCTATATTGACTGCTATAGAAAATGGTGAACAACACATGATACTATCACCACCTAGACATGGAAAAACAGAGTTGCTAATACATTTTACTGTATGGCTTATCTGTAATAATCCAAACATAAGAATATTGTGGGTTGGTGGTAACGAAGATATTGCTAAAAACTCTGTGTCTTCTGTAATGGACCAGTTAGAAAACAATGAATTGTTAATAGAAGAAATATGTGGACCAGGTGCAAAATTTAAACCACAAAACAGAAGTGGTAAAGCATGGTCATCTACAGAGTTTACTGTAGGTACTAGAACAGTTACTGGTATTAAGTCTCCTACAATGGTAGGTATTGGTAGAGGTGGTAAAATTTTATCAAGAGACTGCGATATTATTATTGCTGATGACATTGAAGACCACAGTTCTACTATGCAACCAGCATCAAGAGAAAACACAAGAAACTGGTGGACTACAACTTTGTCATCAAGAAAAGAGGAACATACAGCTATGGTAGTTATTGGTTCAAGACAGCATTATGATGACCTTTACTCACACTTGTTAGAAAACGAATCTTGGAAGACAACTGTAGAAGAAGCACATGATACAGCTTGTACTTTACCTGACTGGGATGAATCTGAACATACAGACTGTATGTTGTGGAAAAGTAAGAGAACATACAAGTGGTTAATGGACAGGAAGAGAGCA